TTCTTCAAATTTATCTATCTCTTCTTCACTAAAACCTTCATACATCTTTTTGGTCATTTCATCTGAAATTTTATCAGAGCATTTTTTTAAAGATTTTGCATGATCTGTCAAAATTACCAATGATTTTCTTTTATCATTTTCATCTGTTATTCTCTTTATTAAATTATTTTTTTCCATTTTTTCAAGCATAACTGTAATTGTATTCTTAGCTAAACCTGTTTCACTTGCTAATTCTTTTTGAGTAACTTTATCTTTTTGCCAAAGTACAAATAAAATCTTTCCTTGCTCTCCACTAAAAGCATCTATGCCTTGTTCACTTATACACTGTGCTAGTGATCTGCTATGTAATTGTTTTAATTTTGTTATTAGAAATCCACCTAATCTTTGCATATATATCAGTCCTTTTATTCACCTTTTAAATTAGTTCTATTTAGAACTATTTTAAGTATACCATATCTGTTATAATTTGTAAAATAAAAAAAGCAGGTTGTAACTGCAATTACAACCCACATAAAGTAAAACTTTGTTTATAATTTTTTAATTTCAATTCTAGAAATTAAAATTAAAAACTATATAAACACTTTTAGATAACAATAATAATAAAATTATTGCTATCACTATGGTAATTAATGCTTTGTTCAATCTTTTCACCTCCTATTCAAAAGGTTACTGGGAAAAACAAATATAATGGTACAAATTATTATAACATCTCTTATTGACTTTTTAACTTTAAAAAGTTATAATAAACCATAAGGTATAGAAATATATCATGGTGATTAATGCAAAAATAAAGGTACAAGTGTTACTAACTGCAATTAGTAACACTTTTCTTTTATATGTTGTAATATTAACTTTTTAACTTTAAAAAGTTATAATTAATCATAAGATATAGAAGTATATTACTATTATTGGAAGTAATAAAAGGATTACAAGTGCTACTGACTGCAATCAGTGGCATTTTCTTTTACAAAAAATAAGGGGCTGTTGCAAATCAAACTATTGAAATGAAAATAAAAAATATTTTTAATTCATCTCAAACACTAATAAAAACCTATATTTCAAAAAGTGAGTGGTGTTAGTTGTGGTGTTATTAGGTATTTGATAATAAGCAATAATCCAATCTTTAAATAACAAAAAACCTCTCTTAAATTTATTAGGAGAGGTTAATTTTTTCACGATAAAAGTTTCATAGTTTCTTCCAGATCCTCTAACTCTTTATGGGTATAAATAGACTTTGTTAAATTAACATCTGTATGCCCGATCATAGTAGTTAAAGCTACATCATTTGCTCCAACTTTATTCATCATACTAGCAAATGTATGACGAGTATCATGTGGAGTATGAGGTGTTCCTAGCTCTTTCATTAATTTAATCATATTATTTCTAAAAGTTTCGTAACTTGCTTTCTTATTTTCTTTCCAAGTGTAAAGGTACTCTTTTTCCTCAGCTAAAAAGAAATCAATGGCAGGTTTTATCCTATGGTGAATTGGGACAGGTCTTATTCCAGCCTCAGTTTTTGCTTCTCTTACATAGATAAAATTATTTAATATATCATTTTTAGTAAGAGATAAAAATTCATCAATCCTCATACCCGTATAAATCATAATGCAAAGAGCCTTTGCTATTCTGTTATCCAACGTAAAAAGATTGTCTATTTCTGCTTTTTTAAATGGAATAATTTCCTTTACTTTTATTTTTTTCTTTAAGATTAAAAGTGTTGCATAATTCTTATCAACTATTTCATACCTCATACCATACTGATACATCAGTGATAGTACAGCTCTCACTGATTCTTGAATTTGTCTAGTTCTCATTTCATTAAAAAACTCTTGTAGTTCCAGAGTCTTTAATTCTGAGAACACCTTATCTTTAATTTTTGAAATATAAGCAGTATAAGCACTCTCATAATGTTCCATTGTAGTTTCTTTTACTCTTTCTCTATGTTCTACAATCCATCTATCATAAACATCTTTTACAGTTAATTTCTTTAAAAAGAAACCCTCTTTTTGTTTTGCATACTCATATAAGGCCATATCTGCTTCTGACTCTTTTCTGAAATATCCTAAACTTTTTTGGATTGGTACACCTTCTAATGAAAAACCAATAGTAACCAAGGCTTTATAAGGGTTCTTTAAATTTCTGCCTTTTACTTTATACACAGTACCCATTCCATTAGCTCTTCTTCTTGCCATTAAAAAATCACACTCCTTTCAATTTGCATAACAAAATCAAGTGTGATATAATCTAAATAGACGATAAGAAGAGTACCACACTCTTGAAGCCTTTTGGTTGTTGGTAGCAACTGAGGGGCTTTTTTTGTTATTATAGTTTTTTAATTAAATTTACATTATTAGAAGCCACTTGAATATCTTCTGGCATCCATGGAATCCAATTTATATAGCTTAAACTATACTGTTTTGCAATCTTTATTAAAAAACCCCCAGATATAAAACAAGCTAATATATTTAATTGGCTTTGCGGAATAGATACTTTTTCTGTAATAACTTTCAATTTAATAATTTGGTTATTAAATTTTACAGAAACTACTTTTTCTTTTTTTAATTTCTTCATAGCATCTTCAGTAAATAAATTAGTTAAATAAGATCCCATTAAATCATCTAAGCTGTGTACAGCTAACACCAATTCTTCTCCTTTTTTAATTGAATCTAAAAAGGCTCTTGATAAAGATTTTCCAAAATCAATAGCTTGCCTTTTTAAATCAATTTCATCATAAAAATAATTAACATTTAACATTGTTACCCCCTTTTTTTATTTATCTATTAATTCTATATCTGTAACTTGATTTACTTCGCCTTCTGGGTATTCATACACCTTAATTACGGCTTTTTTATTTTTCAATATAGACAGTTTCTACTAATTTAGAAACTTGATTTCTAATATCTCTGTAATCTGCATTATATCTATTCATAATTTTCTCCTTCATTATCATCTAAATTCAGTATTTTTGGAAATTGATTCAAAAGCGAGTATGCCATTTTTATCCCATCTGCCATTTCATTGCATTCTTGTTGAGTTAATCTTGCATTTTTCACAAATTTTAAAAAAGTTTTTAGCTCTATTAAAAATCTTTTTCTTGATGTTGAGTTATTATTATATGAAGGATGTTTAAATGAGCCTACTAAAAGCCAAAAATTATTAGGCTGATTTCTTAAATAATTAGTATATTCATCTCCTCTTTTTTCAACCATATTTCCGAGATAATCATTTGCTTCTTCATAGGTGATTAACTTCCCAGCAAATGGATCTTTATTAGGTGTAAGCAATAAAATTATAAATACTAATGTCTCTAAATCTACCCTCAACCAAAAAGCCCCATACATAAGATTGAATTCTGGATTTAAGTCTCCATTTTGAATTTTACCAAGATTTGTATCAAAATCTGGTGAATAGGAAACACCTAACTTTTTAAATATGTTTTCTATCACTTTTAAATCCCCTATTTTTTCATTTTTTCTGTCATTTTCTTTTATAAAATTTTCAAAAAATATATAAGAAACTTTATCTGTCACTTCTTTGCCTAAAAAAGATTCTATACTTACATTAAATGCTTTTGCAAATAAGGCAACCACAGAAAAAGGAATATTTGCTATTTTACCTTCTTCATATCTTTGGATATTGCTTGGATGCATATTAACTTCATCGGCTAACTTTTTACGACTCCAGCCTTTTTCATCTCGCCAATACTTAATTATGCCCCCAAAAAAATTTGGATTTGAAAAAAGATTTTCTAATAACGCCACGGAATTTACTCCTTTATCTTTAGACATAGATTTACCTCCTATTATTTTATAGAAAAAGTATACCACTTTTACTCTTAAAATGCAAATAAAATAAATTTTTTTAAATTTTAATAAAAAATATTGACGAGATTAAAAAAATATGCTAAACTATTTTTATCTTTAAAAGAGTAAAAAATTTAAAAAAAATATTTTTTATCAAAAAAAGGAGGTGAAGATATTGGCTTATAATAAATTAAAGGGCATATTAAGAGAAAAAGGGATATCTTATGTTGAGTTAGCAAGCAAGATTAATCTTTCTGTGGCAGGACTGTCAAACAAAATAAATAGGAAAAAAGGATCTGATTTTACTGTTACTGAGGTTATATCTATAAAAAATTATCTAAATCTCTTAAATGAAGATATTAATTTAATTTTTTTTACCTAATAAATTGCATAAAAAGAGTAAAAAATTAAAAAATTAAAAGATTAATAGATGAGGAGGTAAATATGACAAGATTAGATTTTGAAATGGAAGTAAAAAGGGTATTAAGAGAAAAAGGAATGACACAAGCAGATTTAGCAAGACTGCTTGGGATAAAACCTGCTTACTGCTCTGACATTATTAGAGGAAATAGAAACGGAGGCGATACTAAGAAGAAAATGGTTAAATTTCTTGGACTTAAAGAAGCTTAAAAAGGAGTGATTGAATGACAGAATTGAAATTAAAAAATCAAATAACAAGTTTGGAACTATTGAAGCAAGTAAATCTATTTAGAAAAGAAGAGTATAAAGAAAAGCAAAAGAATGGAACTTTAACAAAAGCTGAAGCTAAAAGAGGTAAATTTGCAAAATTAGAACATTATGATTTATTAAAAATAATAAGAGATGAATTTTCAGAAGAAATACAAGACGGAAAAATTTCCTGCTTGTTCTACTCTACTAAAATTGGAAATGGGGCAGAGAAAGAAAATCCGTATTTTATCTTAACTCTTAATCAAGCTAAACAAGTTTTATTGAGAGAAAGTAAATATGTTAGAAGAGCGATTATAGCTTATATAGAAGTTTTAGAACAAGCAATAATAGATAAAGCAAAAAGTGAATGGTTGCTAACAAGACAACAGGGAAAGTTAGTAAGAAGAGAAGAAACAGACGCCATTCAAGAGTTAATAGAATATGCAAAAAGGCAAGGGAGTGAACACTCAGAAAAGTTATATATGACTTATAGCAAGTTAGTAAATTCACTTGTAGGAATAAAGGCAAATTCAAGAGATAAAGTTGACTTTGGGATATTAATGATAATAAGACAATTAGAAGATATGTTTACAAGAGTAATAACAAGTTCTATGGAAAATGAAATACATTACAAAGAAATCTATCAAATCTGTAAAAAGCAAGGCACTCAATTTATAGAAATTGTTAATGGGAATGTAAAAAGTCTTGGATATGTGAATTAAAAGGAGGAATATGGAAAATATTTATAAAGGTTTTAAAGTAGAGGGAACAACAGAAGAAATAAAAAAGTTAAATCAGCTCATTGAGAGAAAAGGATTAACAAGAGAAGATTTAACCTTAATAACAAAAACAATGGAAAGAAATAATGGTAAGAAAGTACAGATTTTTAAAGCTGGAATATACGAGGAATACGATGTTGAAATTAAAGGTAAGTATTCCTCAAGAGATGAAAAAATTGATATTCCAGATAAATGTTTACTTATCCTTATTGATATAAGTTAAATAGGATTTATATATAGCTTTAAATTCTGATAAAGGTGCTAAAGCTCCATACTTTAATTTGCTATTCATATACGATACTAGCCTCTCTTCTTCAAATGTATCAGGAAAGGTTTTACCTCTTAATATATCCCTAGCAATATCACCTTTAACACTATCAGAATTTAGATACTGAGATGTTTTTAGCCATTCAATAAAAGATTTCATAATAATCACCTCCCTGAACAGATTATAACACAATGGAGGAAATAAAAGGAGAATAAGAAATGGAAGATTTATATTTTATATCAGAGTCAACAAGAATTATATTTGGCTTGGTTAAGTTGGAAGGAAGGCAACAGTTAGATTTTCTTGGAATAGACTTTGAACACTATTCTGATAAGAAACTAGCAGAGAAGTGGTACACAGAAACAAAAAGAAAAATAGTTGGTAGTAAGCATCCAAAATTGGAAATAGCTTTTGAAAATTTAGAAAAACTTTATAAGGGAATGATTGGAAAATAGGGAGGAATAATGCTAGATATAAAGAAAATAGGAGAAAATTTTTACTTAGTCAACAGTGAATATATTGCGAGTAGCTTTAATGAAGCAGTAATAATTGCCAACAAAGGTAAGAAAATAAAAGGTTTTGAAGTGGAATATAAAGAAGTATCTTTTTGGAAGAATCTAAAAAATAAACTTAACTTTCCATTTGCAATTTTAGAAAGCTGGATGTAAGGAGGAAACAAAATGAAAAAATTTAAAGAACTAAGAAAGAAAAAAGAATTAATAGCACATTTAAAAGGTGGGTTTTCAAGAAGTTATTGTAGTGGAGGAACTTCAAAAATAGTTGGAGTTGTAAAAGTAAAAAATGGAAAAACCAATATTAAAGGTAAAAATGCTGGTAGCTTTATATTGCTATATGGCTTAGCTGGACAATTAAGTAAAAATTATAAATTTAACAATTTAAGGTAGGTGGGCTTATGGAAAAGAACAGTTATACAGTTGGAGAAGCTGCAAAGCTAAAAAGCCGTACTCCACAATTTATAAGAGAACAAATAAAGGCTGGAAAAATTCCTGGATGTACTGCAACAAAAATAGGACCAAAGAACTGGTCTTATGACATACCAAAATTGGCATTTGATAACCATTTAAGAGGTGCCAATGCATTAGATATAGAAGCTATAAAAGAGGTAGTAAAAACAGCTTTTAAAGAAGTAATAGAAGAAATGACAGAAAAAGAAATAGAAAGGAGATTAGCACAATGAATAATGGAGTGAGAGGGTTAGTGGCATTAGCAATGCTATTAACAGCTAAAAAATTAAAAGATAAAAGGGAAAAAGAAAAAACATCTGTTGACAGCGATCAAACTAAAACAGATGTTAACAAAAAATAGGGCAGGTATTACTCTACTTACCCTTGATTTTACTACAAATATTAAAAAATATCAAGGAGGAAATTATGTCAGATAATAAAAATTTATGGATAGAAACAATTAATCTTTTAGAAAAGAATGGCAGAACTTGGGAAGATGTGACAGATGTATTTGTTACTGGAAAATATAACATAGGAAAAGAAAGATTTTATAAATTAGCTTCATCCGCCAATTATAAAGAAGGTAACGATGAAATAAATGCAGAATTAGTGATAAAGGGAAAGGATTTTGTTATAGATGTAACTGATTATGATTGTTATCTAACTTATCTACATTTTATAGATTTAAAAGTTCCTGAAATAGCAGCAGATGAACCTAAACTTTTTAGAATGTTTAATCACGAATATGTTGGAGATTAAGGAGTTGGGTACAGATGTTAAAAGCAAAATTTGTAGACAAAATTTTGGAAGTTATGCAAGAAGAGGCAGACAGAATTTGGATAGATGTCAAAGAAGTAACAGTTTATTTTAAAGATAGCAAAGATGTAGAAGGTAATGCAGAAATTCTTAAACATATCTATACTTTAAAACTAAATGAAGCCGTAGGAGAGTACAGAATTTCTATTGACTATGAATTAAAAACAATAGAAATACATAGAAAATATGACTTTGTATGTTTAAGAAATTTCAAAAGTTGTGATAATAAAATTTGGACTGCTATTTTAGAAGATTTGGAAAAAGATAGAAAGAAAAGAAGGGAAAGATAGTTATGGATATAAAAGAATACAATTCTCAAAATGCTGGAAAGCAAGTATTGGTACTACAAGAAAAAGAAATAAAAAGCTTAATGCACTTTTCTAGCATTGCTAAAGATGCAAAAGTTCTTAAAGGTTTAATAGTTGCTGGAAAATATGCTGGTTTTACTGACAGTTATAGATTAGCAGCAATAAAAGATACAAGAGAAGAATTAACAGGAGCAGATATCGCAATGTATTCAATTCCTGCATTAGAAGAACTTAAAAAAGCCTATTCTATGGCAGTGCTAAATAATGGAAAATTAGCCATTCAAGTAGGCAGCGAAGTTACAGAGTATGAACCCATTCATAATGATATTCCTAATATTAAGGCTCTTATTGAGATGTATGAATATGGAGGAGGTCGTTCAAAAGCAAGAGTGGTAAACAAGATTACTGATGATATAGTTTGGAAAATGCTAAAACTGATAGATAGTTCTGATGAAAAAAGATATTTCAGTTTTGAAGATGGAAAGCTGATAGTAGAAGCATATCCAAATGGAAACTCTGTACTGCTGCTAGATGTTTTAGAACTAGACAATAAAGGGGCTAAGTTAAAAACTACTCTGAATTTTAAATATATAGATTTATGGTTGAAGTATGTAAAAGATGATAGCTTTGAAATCGCATTAGCTAAGAATAATAAAAATGCTATTCAGTTTAGTAAGGACAATCTAGCTTATATAGTTATGCCAGTATCATTGAGAGATTAAAGGGGTTGATAGAAGTGACTAAAATAGAAGAAGTTCTGGAATATATAAGAAGTAACACTCATGCAACAAATAAAGAAATAGCTGAAGATTTGAATATAAGTGAGGGTGTTGTTAAAACTTACTTAAATAGATTAAAAAATAAAGGCTACTTAGAAAAAATAGGCACAGAATATAAGGTTTTAAAAGAAATGCCTGTTAACAAATCTAATTACAAGCAAGAAATTATAAAAGAAATGCTGGAAGTATATATGGATGATTTTAGAGAAATTAAAGTAATTAATGAAAAGATTAGAGTTGGAGAACTTATTATAAGACTGGTGGATAAATTGTAGGAGGACTAAATGACAAAATTTTTAATAAATGGAATTTGGTATGAATTGGTGTTAGAAGATAATGGTATAGCAGTTTTACAAGATATGTATGGTTGTACTTTAACTATGCCAGTAAAAGAACTTTGGAATTATGCAATATAAAGGAGGTGTTCAGTATGCTGAGAATAAATAAAAAGTCTGTTGCGACTACCACATCAACAACAGACAAATGTACATACTTTAAAAATAAGATATCACAAATTAATAAAAAATGCAAATAGGAGGATATAAAAATGGTAAAAGTAGAATTTACAGGAAGTGTTGAAGAAGTTAAAAAGGAAATAAATGATTTTATAGAAGGGTTTGTAGGAGTAAACTCTATTACAACAACGGTTAAAAATTCAATAGAAAAGAAAGAAGAAGTTAAAAAGGTAGAAGAAGTAGCTACTCAAAAGTTACCAACAGCTCCTGCCAAAAAGGAAGAAGCACCAGTAGAGATTGCAACCCCTTTACCAACTAAAACAGCTGAGTATACTGCTCAGGATTTACAAAAAATAGCAGCAGCTTGGGTGAATAAGGATATAGATAATAACAGAACAGCATTGGTAAATCTATTAGCTAGTTTTGAAGTTAAAGCTATTACATTTTTACCAAAAGAAAAGTATGGAGCTTTTGTACAAGAACTTAAAAACTTAGGAGCTGATGTTTAATGGCACATGCACTATTAGGACCTTCTAGTGCTGCAAGGTGGATAGCTTGTCCACCTTCTGTCAAGCTCTGTGAACAATTTGAAGATGTAGAAAGTGAATATGCAAAAGAAGGTAGTTTGGCACATGAAATAGCAGAATTGAAGGTAAGAAAATTAATAGATCCTGGATTAACTTCTAGGAAATTTACAGCTGCAATGAAGAAGCTAAAAGAGAAAGAATTTTATCAGGAGGAAATGCAAGGTTATACAGATGAGTATGTGGAGTTTATCCAGGAACAAATGTACTCTTACTCAACTACTCCCCATATATCAGTAGAACAGAGGGTAGATTTTTCACAATATGTTCCTGATGGTTTTGGAACTGCTGACTGTATTTTAATAGCTAATGATACATTACATATCATAGATTTTAAATATGGAAAAGGAGTACCAGTAAGTGTAGAAAATAATGCTCAATTACTTTTATATGCATTAGGAGCATATCTAGCTTATGAAATGATATTCCCGATAGAGCATATTAAAATGTCAATTGTACAGCCGAGACTTAACAATATAGACACTTGGGAATGTAGCTTGGATTATTTATTAGAGTTTGCAAAGATAGCACAAGAAAAGGCTGCTATGGCTTTAAAAGGCGAAGGAAATTTTAACTGTGGAGAACATTGCAGGTTTTGTAAAGCAAAAGCCGTTTGTAGAGAAAGAGCTAATGCAAACCTTGAACTTGCAAAATACGAGTTTAAAGCAGCTGACCAATTAACCTTAGAAGAAATAGGACAGATATTAGAAAAGGCAAAAGACTTAGCTAAATGGGCTGATGACTTAAAAGATTATGCATTATCTGAAAGTTTAAAAGGGAATGAAGTACCTGGTTGGAAAGCAGTTAATGGTAGAGGCAGTAGAAGTTTTACCAACACTGACGAAGCTATAAAGGTACTTGTAAATAATGGAATAGCTGAGGAGTTACTATTTGAAAGAAAATACTTAACCTTGGCACAAATGGAAAAAACAGTAGGTAAAAAAGAATTTAATAATTTAGTTGGAAATTTAATAGTTATGAATGTAGGTAAGCCAACTCTTGTAGAAACTTCTGATAAAAGAGAAGCTATAACAAACAGGATAAAGGCAGAAAATGAATTTAGTGTAGTAGAAGATATTAATAGTTTATAAAGGAGAAGTGATATTAATGGCTAATGAAACAAGAGTAATGACAGGAAAAGTAAGATTAAGTTTTGTACATTTATTTAAACCTTATGCAGCAGAAAAAGGGCAAGAAGAAAAGTACAGTTGTACAATTCTAGTTCCAAAAACTGATGTACAAACAAAGGCAAAATTAGATGCTGCAATAAATGCAGCGATAGAAAAAGGAATTAATAGCGTATGGAATGGAGTAAAACCTCCAAAACCAACTATCCCTATTTATGATGGTGATGGAACAAGACCATCTGATGGAGAAGAATTTGGACCCGAATGTAAAGGACATTGGGTATTTACAGCAAGCGCAAAAATAGATTATCAACCAGGAATAGTAGATATAAAAGCCCAACCAATTTTAAATCAATCTGAAATTTATTCAGGAGTTTATGCGAGAGTATCAGTAAACTTTTTCCCCTACGCAGTAAGTGGGAAAAAAGGAATAGGTTGTGGATTAGGTAATGTGCAAAAGCTAATGGATGGAGAACCTTTATCAGCAGCAGGAATTAAAGCAGAAAAAGAATTTGGAGAAGTGGAAATAGATCCAGTAACTGGTGAGCCAATACTATAAAATTTATAGTTAAAAAAATTAATAGAGGGGCAGTGAAAACTGCCTTTCACTTTCAAAAAGGAGCGATTATGAGAACCTTAAATATAGATATAGAAACATTTAGCTCTGTTGATATTACCAAATCTGGCTCATACAAATACGCAATGAGTAATGATTTCCAGATACTTCTATTCGCATACTCTATTGATGGTCACGATGTAAAAATAGTTGACCTTGCACAAGGTGAAGCTATACCACAAGAAGTATTAGAACTTTTGAAAGACAAGGATTGTGTTAAGTATGCATATAATGCTGTCTTTGAGTGGTGGTGTTTAAATATGGCAGGAATAGAAACTCCATTAGAACAATGGCAATGTACTATGGTACAGGGGTTATATTGTGGATATACAGCAGGACTTGCTGCTATTGGTAATGCTATGGGATTGCCTCAAGATAAGAAAAAACTTACAACAGGCAGTACTTTAATTAGATATTTCTGTATACCTTGCAAAGCTACCAAGAGTAATGGAAATAGAACTAGAAACCTACCGCAACATGCACCTGAGAAATGGGAGCTTTTCAAAGAATATTGTGTACAAGATGTAGTTACAGAAATGGAAATAGGTAGAAGATTAAGTGCTTTTCCTGTTCCTGACAGAGAGTGGAAACTTTGGCAACTAGATACCTTTATGAATGCATATGGAGTTAGAGTTGATAGTGAGTTAGTAAATGGTGCTTTATATATAGACGCATTATCAAGGTCTAATTTACTAGAAGAAGCAAGAGAAATAGCAAAACTTGATAATCCTAACTCTGCTAAGCAATTATTAAAATGGTTAGAAGAAGTAGGAGAAGAAGTTGAAAATTTACAGAAAGCTACTGTTGAAAAATTAGTAAACGCAATGGAAGAAGGAAAAGTTAAAAGAGTTTTGGAAATAAGGCAAGAACTTTCTAAGACATCCGTTAAAAAGTATAAAGCTATGGATGAAGCTAAGTGCAATGATGACAGAATAAGGGGGCTATTACAATTCTACGGAGCTAATAGAACTGGTAGATATGCTGGTAGATTAGTTCAAGTACAAAACCTACCTCGTAATTATATAGAAACTTTAGATGTTGCTAGAGATATTATTAAAAAAGGTGATGGAGAACTACTAGAGCTAATCTATGGAAACATACCTGATACCTTATCACAACTTATTAGGACAGCTTTTATTCCATCAGAGGGTAATCATTTTGTTGTGTCAGATTTCTCTGCAATAGAGGCAAGAGTGATAGCATGGCTTGCTGATGAAGAGTGGAGAATGGAAGTATTTAAAACACATGGAAAAATTTATGAAGCCTCAGCCTCTCAAATGTTTGGAGTACCTATCAATACAATAGCAAAGGGCGAAGAAAACTATCATTTAAGAGCTAAGGGAAAAGTTGCAGAACTTGCACTAGGTTATCAAGGTAGTGTTGGAGCTTTAACTGCTATGGGTGCAGCAGATATGGGGCTGACTGATGAAGAAATGAAAGACATAGTTACTAGATGGAGAAAATCATCTAAAAGAATTGTGGAACTGTGGTATGCATTAGAGAATGCAGCAGTTGAAGTATTAGAAACTGGAGAACCTCAAATGGTTAAGTGTGTGAAGTTAGCAAGAGAATATGACTTTATTTATGGTCAAGACTTTTTCACAATAACTTTACCCAGCGGGAGAAAACTTTTTTACCCAAAGCCATTTTTAAAAGAAAATCAGTTTGGACAAATGCAGATGCGCTATATGGGAATTAATCAAACTACCAAGAAATGGGAAGTTATTCCAACTTATGGAGGAAAATTAACAGAAAATATTGTGCAGGCCATAGCGAGAGATTGCTTAACTGAAACACTCTTAAGAATAAAAGCAAAAGGGTGGCCAATAGTATTCCATGTACATGACGAAGTAATACTTGATGTTCCAATGTCAGTTGAGTTAGAAGAAGTTATACAAACTATGACAGAAGAAATAAGTTGGGCCAAGGGATTAATATTAAATGCTGCTGGATTTACTGGTAGTTATTATATGAAAGATTAGGAGGAAATTATGGCAGATTTTTATGTAGATTCTAGTGGATTTAAAAGGTATAAAAATTCTAAGAGATTAATGTATAACCCAGAACTATTTCCTAATCACAAAACTAAATGGAGCAAAGAAGATGAAATAGATTTAGTAGGTTATAGACAAACAATGAAATGGGAAGATATAGCCTTAATGCTGGGAAGAACTCCTGGCGTATGTATGGAAAAAATGAGATCCATTAAAAGAAATGGAAAATATAATTTATATTTAAAGAAATTCAAGGAAATTTAAAGGAGGAAAATTATGGAAATAGGAAAAAGAATTAAAGAATATAGAGAAAAGAACAAAATAACACAAAAAGATTTTGCTCAAAAGATAGGTACAACTCAGTCATTTTTATCCCTTGTAGAAAATGGAAGTGTAGATATAGAAACTCCTACAATGCTAAAAAAAGTAATAGATATTATTGGAGAAGAAAATACAGAAAAAAAGGTAGATAAGTTAATGGGAGCTTTGGAAAAGAAAGTGGATAATGTAAATAGTCCAATCCATTATAAAATACCAGGTTGTAATTTTGAAAGTATAGATATTATCAGAGAAAGATTAGGAGATGTAGGTTTTATGTTCTTTTTAGAAGGAAATGTAACTAAATATCTTATTAGAGCAGAGAAGAAAAAGGGTAAAGAGGACTATCAAAAAGCTAAAAAATATTTAAGCTGGTTAATAGATATGAAAAAAATAATACCTCATGAACTAGCTTTAAATGATAAAGAAGAAATAGCAGAAGAATGTGGCACTGAGTGGCTTAATATCATAGGTGGAATAACACAAGATATGAAAGCAAAGAGAGCTTTAATCTTAAATGAAATTTTTAATCAATTATTCAGTGCTAAATATGAAGAAGCCACAGATTTAATAGATAAATTGCTTGAAGAATAAAAGGAGATAACAGATGGAGAACTCAAGAAAATTAGTAATATCAGAAGCAAATAACAGATTATCCAAGCAGTGGGTAACAACTGAAATTACCTGGTCTGAATTTGTTGAAAGATTAGGAAAACCAAAAGTAACAGCTGAAACATTAGATGAGTTCTTATCTTATTCTAAGTCTAAGCAAGATGATATTAAGGATGTTGGAGGCTTTGTTGGTGGAAAGTTAAAAGGGAATCTAAGAAGAAGCGAAGCAGTTGAAAGCAGAAGTTTAATAACTCTTGACTTAGACAACCTAGCTTATGAAGATGACACTAAGATTATAAAAACTCTTAATAGTTTAGGTTGTGCATATGTAGTGTATAGCACTCGTAAGCACCAAACTACTAAGCCAAGAATAAGGGTTATATTTCCATTAGCTGAAGATGTTAGCGCAGAAGAATATGAGCCTATTGCAAGGAAGGTAGCAGAGTTCATCGGGTTGCGTTATTGCGACCCTACTACCTTTCAAGCTGTCAGGTTAATGTATTGGCCAAGCCATTCTATTGACAGTGATTATGTGTTTACTTATGCCGATAAACCTATGTTAGATGGTGCGGCCATACTTAATATGTATGTAGACTGGAAAGATGTAACAAGCTGGCCAGAAGTTCCTGATGCACAAAAACTCCATCAAAATATGTTAAAAAAGCAAGAAAACCCCTTAGAGAAAGAGGGAATGGTAGGAGCATTTTGCAGAAGGTTTAACATCTATCAAGCCATAGATGAATTTTTACCAGGAGTATATGAACCTTGTGATGTAGCTGGCAGATTAACTTTTATAGGTGGAAGTACTACTGCTGGAGCTATTGTATATCAAGATGGACTTTTCTTATATTCTCACCATGCTACTGATCCTTGTAGCCAAAAATTAGTAAATGCTTTTGACTTAGTAAGATTGCATAAATTTGGACATTTGGATATACAAGCAGAAGTTAATACTCCTGTGGCCAAACTACCTTCTTGGCTTGCTATGAAAGAATGGGTAATGGCCAAAACTGAGGTTAGAAAAGACTTATTAAAAGAAAGACAGCAAAAAGCTATTGCAGAATTTTCAATAGTAAATGATAAGAATGAAGAAGTTCTGGAAGGTGAAATAGTTGAAGATGATGACAACTGGAAAGATGATATTCAGTATAGTGCAGATGGTATGAAAGCACTTAGCACTCTGGCCAACATAATTTTAATTCTAAGAAATGATAAAGAATTAAAGTTTAAAATTTTTAAGGACATCTTTTCTTCTAGGATATTAGTAAGAGATGGAGTACCTTGGGACAGAAAATTTGAAACCCCTGACAGAATTTGGAACGATACAGATGATGCTGGACTTAGATGGTATTTAGAAAGTTTTTATGGAATCACTTCTACAAATAAGATTATGGATGGAGTTAGTCTAATTGCAGAAGAAAACGCTGAAAATAAGGTAGCAACAAGACTCCAATCAACTCAATGGGACGGAGAAAAGAGAATAGAAACTCTATTCATAGATTACTTAGGTTGTGAAGATAATATTTATACAAGAGAAATATCTGAAAAGTCCTTAGTTGCAGCAGTGAGAAGGGCTATTTATGGAGGAATTAAATGGGATAATATGCCTATTTTAATCGGGCCACAAGGAGTAGGTAAGAGTACATTTTTAAAAATATTGGGTATGGACTGGTACAATGATAGTTTAGTAAATGTTGAAGGTAAAGATGCTTGTGAGTTAATACAAGGTAGCTGGATTCTTGAAATGGGGGAACTTAGTTCATTAAGAAAGTCAGAGTTGAACCTGGTAAAAAACTTTTTAAGTAGAACAGATGACATCTTTCGAGCTTCTTATGGGCGTAGAGCCCAAAAATATCCAAGAAGATGTGCATTCTTTGGGACAGCAAATGACTCTAACTTCTTAAGAGATGAAACTGGAAATAGAAGATTTTGGCCAATAGATTGTTTTATATATAAACCCAAAAAATCTATATTTAATGATTTAAAAGATGAATTAGAACAAATATGGGCCGAGGCTTGTGAACTTGCAAAGAATGAATTTTACAGTTTAGTTTTATCAAAAGAAGCCCTAGAATTAGCTATAAAAGAACAGGAAGCACATTTAGAAGATAATGTATACAAAGGTATTATATTAGATTACTTAGATAAGAAAATACCTAAAAATTGGAATTCTTTAGATGCTTTTGCAAAAAGGACTTTTTTAGATGAATATGAAACTATGAGTAAGCAGTATGATGAAAATGATCTAATTCTAAGAGATAAAGTTTGTGCGGCTGAAATATGGGAAGAAGCATTGAAAAACAGTATTAGATTTATGAAAAAAAGTGACAGCATTGAGATTAATAAAGTCTTAGCATCTCTAAATGAATGGGAAAAAATGAAAGCAACATCTAAGTTTGGAAAATATGGTGTTCAAAGAGGTTATAAGAGAAAAAACCTCTATTAAAAAAAGGTAACATTCTAGAGTAAACATTCTCAAAAAAGGTAACATTCTTTTTTATTGTTACCAAGAATGTTACCGAGAATGTTTACCAAAAAAGTATTGATATTATTAGTTTTATTATTAAAATTAAACAAAGTAACATTCTTTTATATATAAGTATAAAGAAATATAGAATTTAAAGGGTAAATATACTCTATAAAATCTATAAATCCTTTATTTCATATATATATATAGGAAATGATGTTTAGTTTGTTACCTATGGGATAGGAGAAAAGTTTTATGAAAAAAAGTGAAAGAGAGATTGAAGCATATTTAGCTAAAAGTGTAAAAAATAAAAAAGGCTTGTGTATGAAGTGGACCTCTCCAGGAAATGCAGGAGTACCTGATAGGATAGTTATAGTTCCAGGAGGATATATATATTTTGTAGAATTAAAAGCAGAGGGTAAAAGAGAGAACTTATCGCCTTTACAGAAAAATTTCATACAAAAATTAAAAAACTTAAATTGTGATGTAAGCGTTATAGCTTCATTTCAAGAAGTAGATAAGTTTATTAAGGAGGTGATGTCAAGTGAAGTTTATACCACATGAATACCAAAAATACTGCATAGATAGAATGATAACTGATGATAAATTAGGGCTTATGCTGGATATGGGTCTGGGAAAAACTATCATAACCTTATCAGCCATAGTGGATTTAAAATTTAATAGATTTGAAGTAGGAAAGATATTAATAATAGCCCCAAAAAAAGTCGCAGAGGCTACCTGGACAGATGAGATAGCAAAGTGGGACCATTTATCCCTACTAAAAACATCTCTTGTTTTAGGGGGGTTACAGAAGCGTATAAAGGCACTTGCAAAAACAGCGGATATTTATGTTATAAATCGTGAGAATGTAACCTGGTTAGTTGATTATTATAAAAATGCCTGGCCATTTGACATGGTGGTACTCGATGAGTGGTCTAGTTTTAAAAATCACCAATCAAAAAGGTTCAAAAGTTTGAAAGTTATTAGAAATAAAATAAGCAGAATTGTTGGACTTACTGGAACACCAGCACCGAATGGGCTTATAGACTTATGGGCGCAGTTATATTTATTGGACCAGGGAGAAAGACTAGAAAAGACTATCGGAAAATTTAGAGAAAGATATTTTGAACCCGGGCAAAGAAACAGAACAGTAATTTTCAACTATGATGCCAAAGAAGGATCCAATGAAGCTATCCATGAAAAAATCTCTGACATCTGCATATCTATGAAAGCAGAAGATTACTTGGAACTACCTGACATAATTTATGAACAAGTTCCAGTGGTTTTAGACAGTAAAGCTAAGAAGTCTTATGATGAACTTGAAAAGAAAGCAATACTTGAACTTGAAGACACTGAGATAACAGTTGCAAATGCAGCAGCCCTATCTAACAAGTTATTACAATTAGCAAATGGTGCTGTATATGATGAGGATAGAGCAGTTTTTAAAGTACATGATTGCAAAATTGAAAGATTTTTAGAGTTGATAGAACAGTTAAATGGGAAACCCGCACTTGTATTTTATAACTTTCAGCATGATAAAGACAGAATAGTTGAAGCTTTAAAAGACTCTAAACTAAGAGTGAGATTTTTAAAAACTCCACAAGACCAGTTAGATTGGAATGCAGGAAAAATAGATTTGTTATTAGCACACCCTGCTAGTGCAGCTTATGGACTCAACTTACAAGCAGGTGGAAATCATGTAATATGGTTTGGACTTAATTGGAGCTTGGAATTATATCAACAAGCTAATAAGAGATTGCATAGGCAAGGGCAAACTGAAAAAGTTATTGTACACCACTTAATTTGTAAAGAAACAAGAGATGAAGATGTAATGGAAGCATTACAGAATAAAGGAGATGTTCAGGATGCGCTTGTTGAAAGCTTGAAAGTTAGAATTAAAAGAATTAAGGAGGAGAATAAGAAATGAGATTAAGAGCACCTAAAAATTTTGAAGATATATTAAAATTACAAAAGCATTTAGATGAAAGTATACATAGTTCCAGAGAAAGAACACTTGAAGATATTAAATTATCTTTGATAGCTGAATTAATTGAACTTAATGAAGAAACAAAATACAGTCATAAAACTTGGAAAACAAAAGAATACAATAGAGATAAAGAACTAGAAGAACTGACTGATGTTTATTTCTTTTTTGCACAGCTAATAAATTATAAAAGCAGAGACGGTAGATTTAAAATAGAATATTATTGTTGCGAGTTTGAATTTTTCCCAGATTATTATGCAGGCAGTTATTTTACTAGATTAATCTATAATTTGATAGATAACAATTTTAATTGGTTCTTTGGTGGTTTACTAACTTGTTCTGCAAAACTAGGCTATACGAAAGACGACATACTTAATTGCTACTGGGAAAAGTGGCAAAAGAATATGAAAAGAATTGGTAAGGAGTGGAATTAATTATGTTAGATGGAACTGAATTATTTTATAAGATTGAGAGCAAACAATTTGAGTTAGATTATAATGATTCTTTTGATAAAGATATAAGAGAATACTCTAAAACAAAAGGACAAATAGAAGCATTAGAATGGGTAAAAAGATTAATAGCAAAAGAAAGTGGAGATGAAGATTTAGAAATTGATAACTCTATTATGCTTGGAAAGGAATGGGGTTAATATGACATTAGAACAAATAGTAAAAGATTTAGAAAAACAAGGATATATTGTAAAAATCATATTTCCTATACTCCCAAACAGTTTTGGATTTAATGATAATTTTGAAAATTTAATCAATGATAATGGTTTCTGGTTGGAAGACATTAAATATCCAGAAGGACAAGAACCTATCAAATTTGGAGAGGATATTGAAGATTTTGAATTTACAACAGAGGATTTTAACAATATCAAATGGAATGGCTATAATTGGTTGGTTGTTCTAGATAGAAAAAAAGGAGAATATTCTGGAACTTCATATTTACAAGCATACAAAGATATATTTAATCTTAAAATGGAGGGGTAGTAATGGCAACACAGGAGCAAAAGATAATTTTTAGGAAGATGGAAGACATCTTGTATAGCTATAATAAATATATAAATAAAATAAAAAAAGACTTAGAGTATTTTAATAATCCAATTCTACTAAAAAACTACAATGTAGAAAAGATTTCTGGAAGTGGCTTTATGGAAGTTAAATCAGATATGGAGAGAATAGAAGAATTGAAGGTAAGACTCTCTAACGATATTAGTAGACATGAAGAAATACTTTTTAGAATTGATAGTGCGTTGGATATGGTAAAAGATCATGAAGATTATAAATTTATTGAGATGAAATACTTTAAAAAAATGACATATGAAGATATTTCAACAGAACTAGATATCCATATCAGAACAGCGTATAGAATGAGGAATAGCATTTTGTCAGCATTAGAATTACATTTTAAAACACAAAGATTGATAGATTTTTAATATAGATTTGTCAAAATCTTGTCAAAAGAGGTGTATTGTTTTGTCAGTTTTTATGTGATAGTATGTTATCATATGAAATAAGTTTAGATGACTTGGCTATAAGAAGTTAATCTTCTTGGCTATCTAAGGGTACGATAATTCCTCCCTTACTTGAATAAAAGTAGTTTGAGACTCTACTCTAAAAAAGTCTTAATCTTACGGGGCATTAGCTCAACGAGTAGAGCACAGTCAACGGTCTGAAGGTTATTGGTGCAAATCCAATATGCCCCCTTTAATAAAATTACATCAATACTTCTGTGGTTCTTAAATGAACAAGCTAAGGCTTTTACAGAAGTATTTTTTATTTAGAGAGGTTTTTATGAAAACGTATAAAAAACATTTTGATATAGGTTTTAGAGATGGGCCAGTATTATTTGTACTAGGTAAATTATATATAGGAAGCTATATAGATACACATACAACCTTATTAAATAAGGTACTAGGGCTAAATTTAGAATTTGAAACAGTTGAAGAAAGTTTAAATATAAATAGAAATTCAGAAGAAATAACGAGATTTAAGGATATTGAAGGACAGGTTTTATTTGGAAACTTAGCACAAGGCACTATATACTGGGAGCATTTTAGTAATAAGAAGTTACTTAATAAAGTTGAAAAATTAGAGCCTAATTATAGGCATAAAATTTTAGCAGAAGTACAAAAGCGAGGATAATTGGAGGTGAGGTAGTATTGAAATTAAATGCAAGACAAAAGGCTTTTTGTGAATATTATGTAGCTTGTAGCAATGCTACTGAGGCTGCAATAAAGGCTGGATATAGCAAAAAGACAGCAAGAGTTATAGGACAGGAAAACCTAACAAAACCTGCTTTAAAAAAATATATTGATGAATTAATGCAAAAACTTGAATCTGAAAGAATAGCATCTGCAGAAGAAGTTTTACAGAACTTAACTGCAATGATGAGAGGTGAAATACAAGAAGAGGTTGTAGTAGTTGAGGGAGAAGGAGATGGATTTTCTTCTGCAAGAGTAATGAAAAAGCAAGTATCGGCTAAGGAAAGAATAAAGGCAGCAGAACTCTTAGGCAAAAGACATGCTTTATTCACTGATAAAACTAAAATTGAAGGGACTTTGCCAGTTATGATTGTTGGTGAAGATGATTTAGATGAGTAAATATATAAAAATAAGTTTACCTCAAATTGTTGGAAAGGGTTATAAATCGTTTTGGAACTTCAAGGGTAGGTATAAGGTAGTTAAGGGGTCAAGAGCTTCAAAAAAGAGCAAGACAACAGCTCTATGGATAATCTATAACATGATGAAATATAAGAATGCTAATACTCTTGTTGTGAGAAAAGTTTTTAGAACTTTGAAAGATAGTTGCTATTCAGATTTAAGATGGGCTATTAATAGATTTCAAGTTCAAGACTACTGGGAATTAAAAGAAAGTCCACTTGAAATGACATATAAACCAACTGGGCAAAAGATTTTATTTAGAGGTTTTGATGATCCATTAAAAATTACATCAATTTCAGTTTCAGTTGGAAGCTTATGTTGGTGCTGGGTAGAAGAAGCCTATGAACTAACAGATGAAACAGCTTTTAATATGCTTGATGAAAGTATTAGAGGTATTGTAGAAGAACCATTATTCAAACAGATTATTTTAACTTTCAACCCTTGGAATGAGCGTCACTGGTTAAAGCCTAGATTTTTTGATAGGATTGTACCAAATATTTTGGCTTTAACCACTAATTACTTGTGTAATGAATGGCTAGATGAGGCTGATAAGAAATTATTTGAAGATATGAAAAAGAATAACCCTCGTAGATATCAAGTTGCTGGACTTGGTAACTGGGGAATAGTAGATGGACTTGTCTATGAAAATTGGCAAGAGTTAGAATTTGATTGGAGAGAAATTTTAAATAAAAGGCAAAAAGCAAAAGCAGTATTTGGGTTAGATTTTGGATATACTAATGACCCTGCTGCTTTTTTTTGTGGAATATTGGACCAGGAACAAAAAGAAATTTATGTTTTTGATGAAATATATCAGAAAGGAATGCAAAATACAGCGATTTATAACAGTATAGAAAAATTAGGTTTTAAAAAAGAAATTATAGTAGCTGACAGCGCAGAGCCAAAAAGTATAGACCATTTGAAAGGTTTAGGACTTTATAGAATAAAAGGTTCTAAAAAAGGGAAAGATAGCATTAATGCTGGAATACAGTTTATTCAAGATTTTAAAATTTTTATCCATCCTAGATGTGTAAATTTTTTGACAGAAATTTCTAACTATGCTTGGGATAAGGATAAATTTGGGAAAGCAGTAAATAAACCCATTGATGATTTTAACCATCTTATGGATGCTATGAGGTATGCACTTGAAGATTATATGAGAAATAACTCTGTAAGAACAATAGATAGAAATGTCTTAGGAATAAGATAGGAAGGAGGACTAATGACTGTAGAAGATTTAAAAGAAGCTCTTGAAGCATTTATAAAAGATGAGCTACCAGAACTACAAAAAATGGAAGATTATTACAGTGGAAACCATAATATTTTAAACAAGAAAGATAGAAGTGATAAGAAAAAAGATACTAAATTAATTAATGCTTATCCTGAGTATATCACAACTATTGCAACAGCCTATTTCTTAGGTAAACCAATTTCTTATGCTTTACAAAATGATAAATTTAAAAAAGATTTTGAAAAGTTATCTGAATATTTGGCAACTGAAGAAGAGCAGCAAGAAAACTTTGAACATGCATCTAATTTAAGTGTGTTTGGGAAATCTTACGAGTTTTGGTATAAAAATGCGGATAATACTATTGGAAATGTAGTTGTAGACCCAAGAGATTGTTTTATTTTAAGAGATGACACAGTAAAAAAAGAAATAACTGCAGCTGTTAGATGGGATAAAACTAAAAATAAAGAAGATAAATGGGTTTATAAATTAGAAGTTTATGATAGTACAAATGTTACAACTTATGAATTTTTATCTGATACTGATAAAAAAGAAGTTCCAACTGTAACAGGAGTTACTAAACTACATGGGTTTAATCAAGTTCCAATTATTGAATTTTTAAACAATAAAAGGGCTAATGGAGATTTTAAAAATGTAATTTCTTTGATAGATGGCTATAATGAAGCTACTTCAACTGCTATTGATGATATGAAAGATTTTACAGATGCATTCTTAGTTTTAATCAACATGGGTGGAACTGATGAAGAAACAATAGAGAAAATGAATAAAAATAAAGTTATGCTTGTTAATGAACAAGGAGATGCTAAGTGGCTTGTTAAACAAGTAAATGATAGCTATGCTCAAAATAATAAAAATAGGTTAAACCAAGATATTCATAAATTTTCTATGATACCTGACATGCAAGATAAAGAGTTCAGTGGGAACAGTTCAGGTGTAGCACTTGGATATAAGTTATTAGCACTAGAGCAATTAGCAGCACAAAAGGAAATGTATTTCAAAAAGGCAATTAATCAAAGATTACAACTTATGATAGATTTCTATAATTTAAAAATTAGTCCAAAGGACATTCAAAAAGTCTTTACTAGAAATGTTCCAAAGAATTTAGTTGAAGCAGCAGATACAGCTCAAAAATTACAAGGAATAGTATCACATGAAACTATCTTATCTATTTTGCCTTTTATAGAAGATGCAAAAGTTGAACTTGAAAAAATAAAAGCAGAAGAAGATATCAATGCAGAAAAAGATATGAGTACTCCAATCGGAGTTGGTGCTAATGGATCAAAAGAATAGAGATTATTGGGAAAAAAGACAAGTTAAAAGAGAAGCTAAGGCGTTTACTACTATGCAAGATATTGAAAAGGAGTATAAAATCGCACTTGAAAAGGCTAAGCAAAATATAAACAAAGAGCTTAGTAGAATTGGTACAACTTATATGAAAGACAATAATTTAAGTTATCATGATGCTTTGAAACTTTTAAAAGGTGATGAATATAAGGTTTGGAAAAAAGATTTACATGATTATATGGCTGAATATAATAAACTTTTAAAAACTGCACCTTTGGAAGCTAAAAAACTTTATTTAGAAATTGAAACATTATCTGCTAGAAGTAGAATGAGCCACTTAGATAGTCTTAAAGCACAAGTTGATATGGAAATGGTAAAACTTATCTTTGGAGTTGAAGATAGTGCTAAGAATGCTTTAACATCAGTTTATAGAGATACCTTTATAGAAGTAACGAAAGATTTAGGAATTAATGCTATCGTAAGTAGAGATAAAATAAAAGCTGTTTTAGATAGACCTTGGAGTGGTTCAAACTTCTCTGAAAGAATTTGGAGTAATACTGATAAATTGGCTCAAACTGTAAAACAAGAAATAGTTAATGGAATGATACAAGGCATTAATTTACAGACTATGACTAAAAGAGTTTCTAAAAGGTTTGAAACAGCTAAAAAAAATGATGTTGAAAGACTTTTAAGAACAGAAGTTAATTATACTTTAAATCAGGCTACGCTAGACGGATATAAAGAAGCTGGAATAGAAAAATATGAGTTTAGTGCTACATTAGATAGTAGGACCAGTCAAATTTGTTCGGAGTTAAATGGAGAAATATTTGAAATTAAAAAGATTGCTGTAGGTTTAAATTATCCTCCAATGCATCCAAGGTGCAGAAGTACAACTATCCCAATTATTGATTACGAAAGTTTAATCAAACAAGGTAGAGAAGAAATTGGCGAAAAAGATATTGAAAGCAACGAGAAAGAAGCATTGACAAATAATGAAAATAAGAGTATAATTAAAGAACCAGTACCTAATACATTTACAATGGCATGGGCTCAAAATGATAAAGTAGAGTATAATGAGGTTAAAAAACTACAAAAAGAATTAACGACTGAAGAAATAATTAAAAAATTAGGTGGAGGAGACCAAACAAAAGGTTCTTGTTCTTCTCTAGCATTTGCTTATATAGGAAATAGAAATGGGTATGATGTTTTAGATTTTAGAGGCGGTATATCTACAGAAATTTTTGCCACAACAAGAAACATAGTTGAAATTGCTAATTTAGATGGTATTGAAAGTAAAGTTATAAAAAGGGCAAATGATTACAATGCTGTTAAAGAGTTACTTACTTTTGTAGAAGAAAAAAAAGAATATTATCTAGAAACAGGTAAACATGCGGCGATAATAAGAATAGGGAATAGAGGTTTTGAATATTTAGAGTTGCAGTCAGAAACAGAAAATGGCTTTAAAAAATTAGATAGTTCTGTTTTAAAAACTAGATTTGGATGTCAAACTTCTTATTCAGTTGGTGGTATAAAATTTGAAAAATCAAATGTTTTAATAGAAGTAGATTCTTGCAAAAATAGTGAGGAATTTAAAAACCTATTAGGTTACATAAATACAGCTAAAGATAAACAAAATAAAGGAGAAGGTGGATATGCTAAGTGATTTTTATAAGAAAAATAAAAATGATAGAGTATGGTGGATAGATGATTTAGATTCTGTTGGTAAACACATGTTTAGTTTTGATAAAATAAAAATCTTTAATTTATTTGCAGATTATCCACACAACTTAACACCAGAACAAAAAGAAATTTTTGATAAAGAAAACCCTTACTGGAAAGATTTTTTTAAAGAAAGAACTAAATAAAATAATTAAACCAAGAGCACTTAGCTAAAAACTAGGTGCTTTTTTATTGCAAAGAAAGGAGGTATAGAGATAAATATTGTCGTACTGAGGGACATTAAACATCTGGATAAAATATAGTCATACAGGACTTTAAACAGGAGGAGAAAATGAAAAAATTTAAACTTAATATTCAACAATTTGCAGAACCAGGAGAACCAAAAACATTTACTCAAGAAGAAGTAGATGAAATGATTAATAAAAGATTTGCAAGAATGAAAGCAGACTTTGAGAAAGAAAAAAAAGAGCTTGAAAGAAAACATAATGAATCTATTGAAGATTATGAGGAAAGAATTAAAAATGCTAATCTTACTGCAGAAGAAAAGCACAAAAAAGAGATTGATAAAATTCAAAAAGATTTAGATGCAAAGAATGCTGAACTTACAAAGATTAAGACAGATGAGATAAAAAGAACTATACTAGCAAAATATAAAATGCCAGATAAGTTTTTAGATAGAATTAGTGGAGTTACAGAAGAAGAAATAGAAGCATCTGTTAAAGGTTTTGCAGAAGTAATGGGAGAATATGTAAAAGGACTTGGTGCTAGTGGTGTACCAGGTGCAATGAATGGTGGAAGTAATGGCGGAGCTGATAAAAAGGCTCAATTAGAAGATTTAAGAAAAAAAGCTTTTGAAAGTGGCTCTGATATAGACAGAGCTAATTATGTAAGAGCAAAGCAAGAATTAAAAGCAGAAAATGCAGGAGGTAATGAATAATGAAACACTATAAAACACTTTTAGAAATGACTGGATTAAATATCCAATTATTTGCAGCACCACAAACAGATATTAAAATTCGTTCAGGAAGTCAATCAATTTCAAATGACATTTCTGATGAATTAACATTGATAAATCCAAATACATCTCAAATAATTTCTCATATTTTAAGAGGTGGAAGAATTGGAACAGCCACATCTACTACTATTGAATGGATTGATACTTATGAAAGAAAAGTAACATCTAGTTTAAAAGTAGCTTTAAATGCAGGAGCAACTGAAATACAAGTTGTTGATGCTGATATATTAGTTAAAGACGCTTTGTTATCTATTGATGATGAAATAGTAAAAATAACAAAAGTAAAAACGGACAATAAAGCAGAGGTTACAAGAGGATATGCTGGAACAGCATCTACTGCTGGAAATATAGCGGCAAATACAATAGTTCAAAGTTTAGGAATAGAAATAGAAGAAGGTGGAGAATTAAAGCCATCTACTGTTAGACTATCTAAACACATAACAAATATCACAGGTATTATATATGATACATATGATATTACTGAAACTATGAAACATATCAACCCACAAGGACAAGGTGGTTTAACTGCTAGAGAAATAGAATCTCAAAAGAAAAAAGATGAATTACTAGGAACTATGGAAAATAAACTATTAAATGGAATTAAATACATTAATGGAGATTTAAGACATTCAGCAGGAATTAAATCTTTAATTAAGGAGCATGGAATAGTTTTAGATGCTGGAAATCAACCCTTCTCAATAGATTTATTGACTACTGCTGTAAAAGCAATAGTTGACAAGGGAAATCCTGGAGCGGCTGATTTACAAAGTGGAAAATACTTTGTTTGTGTACCTTGGGCTATTGGAGTTCAAATTAATAAAATGAATAAGGATATTGCTAGAACAGATATAACTGAAAAAGTAACTGGTTCTAAAATAACTGAAATAGTTACAAATGCAGGTGTTGTATCTGTATTCCCTGCTATGTCTTTGGCTCCAAATGAATTTTTATTAATTAACTTAAATGAAGTAAGTTTAGAACAACTTTACCCAATAAAAGAGGAATTAGCTGCAAAGACACGTTTAGCAGATACATATTTTTTCCATGGGGAATATGCTCATAAAATAAAGAAATTACCATTCCAAGTACATGTTAAAAATGTAAAAATATCATAGGAGGTTGTAATGGCAAAAGATAATAAAAAAGAAAATGAAGAAATGATTGAAGGATTAAAAGGAGCTGTATTAGAAACAACTTTTAAATCTAGTTATAAAAATCTAATTATAGCTGGAACTTCTATTCAATTCAAAGATGGAGTTTACTCAACATCTGATGAGAATGAAATAGAAATATTAAAAAATAATAACCTAGTGGCAGAGGTAGGAGAATAAAAAACTCCTGCTTTTTTCATATTTGGAGGTTATAAATATGGAAGAAATTTACAATAAAATAATTGAAAAAGTGAAAGGATTAACAACTATTAGCAACGAGGCTAGGTTGAAAATTCAAGTAACTATTTTAGTTAGAAAATCTTTAAATTTTATGAACAGAGATGATTTTCCAGTTGAACTCATAGAACCGTTTGCAGAGCATTTGGCATTAAAAGCCATTGAAGAAACTGAAATAAAAGGCAATATTTCTAAGGTAACGGAAGGAGATACAACAATAGAATACAACGCATCTAACAATACTACTGATGAAATGTTTTTAGCGTTAAAAAGCCAATTATTTAGGTTTAGAAAGGTTGGTACTGTATGAATATTTTAGATAAATTACATAATGACAGAGTTACTGTTATTCGTTCCGTTGCATTTACTGATGAGTATGGTGGGGCTTTTGAAAAGTATGTAGAAATATTAAAAGATATCCCTTGTAGGCTTTCACAAAAATGGTTGAGAAATGTTATACCGGGACAAGTCAATAGCAGTTCACAGGAATATAAACTCTTTGTAGGTTTGGATGTAGATATAAAGCAAAATGATTTACTAAGAGTTACAAGGAAAGCAGATGGAGAACTTTATATTTTTAAAGCATCTAAACCTTTGGCTTATAACATCATAAAACATAAGGAAATAGTTTTAACTGAAGTATCTGAAAATGAGGTAGATTATGGAGCTTAAAGGTTTTAAAGAGTTTGACAAAATTCTTGATGAAATAAAAACAAAAGCTCCACAAGCTACTGAAAGATTTTTAATGTTACAAGCTGAAGAATTAAAGAAAGATGTTAAGAATTTAACCCCAGTTGATACTGGAACTTTAAAAAATTCTTGGCAAAGAGAAAACGGAAGAAGATTAACTGGAAAAAAATTTACTCAGATTGTATTTAATATGACAGACTATGCTGCACATGTTGAGTATGGCCATAGAATTGGAAGAAGTAAAACTAAATTTGTCAGAGGTAGATTTATGCTTAGAACAGCAGTAGCTATGAGACAAATTAAATTCTATAAAGATTTAAAAAATTTTTATGGAGGATTGATAAAGAAATGAAATGGGTAGATATAAGGAATGCATTAAATAAGATTATTTCTGAAAAGTTAAAAGTAAACCCATATAGTGAGGATATAGATAATGTCAGAAAGCCTTGCTTTTTCATAGATTTAGTTAGTTATAAAAAAGAATTTAATTCCGAATATAGAGAGCTAAAAACAATAGATATTGATATTATCTATTATCCAAAAACTAATGGAAAGCTTACTAATGCTGAAATATTAGAAAATTTAGAAAACTTAGATAATGCTTTGGAAATAGAAGGTAAAAAGGTTTTGCATGTACTAGATAGATTTCTAACTTTAAGAAATACAGATATAAAAATTATAGATAGAGTAGGACATTATGTATTTACATTGAGTTTATATGACTTATATGGAAAACCTTATGATTATGAACTTATGAAAGATTTGGAATTGAGATTTAAAGAAGGAGGTAACAATTAATGGGAAATGAAGTAGGACAAATAAAGCCATTCCCTGATTTGAAGGTCGCATTTGAAACTTTGGCTAGAACAGCTATACAAAGAAGTGCTAGAGGAATTGCTTGTTTAATATTAAAAGATAGTAAAAAAACTACTAAATGGGTTACATTAAAAACTATAGCTGATTTAAAAGATAAAGAGTGGGATGCTAAGAATGTTAAGTACATTAAATTAGCAATGCACTATGGAGCTAAGAAAGTACTGATTAGAGTACTACAAACAGGAGAAAACTTAGATGATGCTTTAGGTGAATTTAAACAGAGAAAAATGCATTGGTTAGCTTATCCTGGTGCAGAACAAGCAGATGATCAAAAACTTGTAACTTGGACTAAACAAGTATTTGGAGAGGATGGAGCTATCGGCAAAAATGTAAAATATGTATCTAGTTTTGCAAATAATACGGATCATGTTGCTATTGTGGAACTCGGTAATCCAGGAACATATAAATCTATATATGGAGATTTTACAGCTCAAGAATATACTGTAGCAATTGCAGGGCTTATAGCTGGAATGCCAATTAACAGATCCGCTGATAATAAGGTTATGAGTGATTTAATTGAAGTTGAATACTTTGAGCCTAAACTAGGTAAATTCTCTCTTTATATGGATGATGAAAAAGTTAGAGTTAACTATGGAGTAAACTCAAAAACTACTTTTGATAGTATTTGGAAAGAAGATACTAGAAAAATAAAAGTAGTTGAAGGAATGGGATTTGTAACTGATGACATCAAAGATACATTTAGAAATTACTGGTTAGGTATTTATATATGTGATTATAATAATAAGATGAACTTCTGTTCTAATGTTACAAAAGTTTATTTTAAAGAAATGGCTCCAAATGTTTTAAATGGTGATTATAACAATATGATAGAAATAGACTATGAAGCACAAAAAAGATTAGTTATATTAGATGGAAAAGATCCAGATGATTTAACAGAAATGGAAATCTTAAAATATCCTAGTGGTGATGATGTTTTCTTAACTGGAGATGTTAGATTTTCTGATACTATGGCTAATTTGAGCTTAATTATTAAAATGTAATAGGAGGTTGTAATGGCAGATATAAATATAAGAGGTTATCATACTATTGCAGGAGCTCATGGTACTCTTTGGATAAATAATGAAAAAGTTGCTGAATTTTCAAAGGTGAACGCAAAAGTAACAGCAGATAGAAAAGATGTACAATTAGGCTTATCTGTGGATAGCAAAATCGTGGCTTTAAAAGGTGAGGGAAGTGTTACACTTGAAAAAGTATATTCAAGGGGTAAGCCTTTACTTGAAAAGTGGATAAAAGCTAATGATGTTAGAGTTAGAATTGTAACTACATTAGCAGATCCAGATACTCCAAATAAACAAGAAGAGAGAGTATCTTTGGATAATGTTTGGTTTAATTCTATAGACTTGATCAATATTACAAGGGGAGAAATTGTTGAGGAAGAGTATCCATTTGGATTTACTCCAGAGGATTTAGCTTATGAAAATGATATAAAATAGGAGGTTTAGATGTTAGTTACTGCTGAAATGTTACTTGAAAATAGTAAAAAAATAAATAATGAAGAAAGAAAAAAAGTTAAAATTCACATAAAAGAGCTTAATGGAGAGATTGAGTGTGAGTTGCTAAATAAAGAAGATTATTTAGATTTGATCTTATCTAAAGAGAAAGATAAGGATTTAGAAGTTATCTATAATTCTTGTCCTATTTTTAGAGATGATAAACTAATAGATAAATTGGGTTGTAGATCTAAACCAACACAAGTTGTAGCAAAAGTTTTAAAGGATCCAACTGTGTATAAGTTAGCAGATTTTATTTTAACTGTTTCTGGATATGGAGAAACTGATCTAGTTAGTTTAGTTGAAGAAACAAAAAACTAATAGAGAGCGATTGGAAATTAAGTACAGTTGCTCATTACTTGAATAGAGGGCATACATTAGAAGAACTTAGGAAACTCTCAGAAAAAGATTTATTTTATATGTATCTTTTAAAAGAAAAGTGATATAATATTGGATATTAAATTCATTTTAGGAGGAAAGGTTTATGAAGAAGTATAAGTTTGAGTTTGATTACAAGTTTTTTGATTGTTTGTTATTGGCTGGGCAATGTTTGTTAGCTTCAATAATATTCAATGTTATTATTTCTTTTTTAGTAGGATTTCTTGAAGGAGCACTTATGACTGATAGTATATTTTTGTTTGGTATAGTTCCTATACTATCTTATATCTTTGGTATAGTTTACTCTCTTGTGGCTATTATAAGATATGTATTAGAAGGAGTTACTATAAAAGAAGTAGAATAATAAGATTTTATCTAAGAGGAGTATAAAAGCTCCTCTTTTTTATTTGGGGGTGAGAATTTGGAGCATGTATTAAGTGCTAGATTGGAACTTAAAGATAAATTTACATCTGTAATATCCAAAGCAGAAAAAGGACTTGCTGGGCTATACCAAAAAGCTAAATCTATGAACTGGGAAAAAGTTAATAGTGGACTTAATAAATTTGGGACTGTTGCTATTGGTGGACTTGCTGGAATAGGGGCTATTGCTGGAAGTTCATTAACTGCTTTTGCAGATTTAGAAGATCAAGTTAAAAGAAATAAAGCTATTATGGGAGCAACAGCAGCAGAAGAAAATATGTTAATGGCTCAAACAAGAGAACTTGGAAGAAGTACAAGATTTACAGCACAAGAAGTGGCACAAGCTCAAATGTATCAAGCAATGGCGGGTATGAAAACTAATGAAGTATTAGAAATGACACCAAAACTTTTAAAACTTTCTATCGCTTCTGGTGAAGATTTGGCTAACACATCAGATATTCTTACTGATAACTTAACAGCATTCGGACTAGAACTGAAAGATGCAGATCATTTTATGGATGTTATGGCTGCAACTGCTAATAACACAAATACAAGCATTGCACAACTAGGAGAAGCATATAAGTATGTGGCATCCACTTCAAGAAATTTTGAAAGTATGGAAGATGTAAATATTTTACTAGGAGTTTTAGCAGATAGTGGACTTAAAGGTTCTATTGCTGGAAGAAATTTAGCCGCTATTTATACAAGACTTTCAAAAGCTACTCCTGATATGGAAAAAGCTATGAAAAAAGTAGGATTAACTCTTTATGATAATAATGGAAAATTTAAGGGACTTAGAAAAATTATAGAAGAAGTAAAACCTATCTTGGCTAGAATGACAGAAGAACAAAGAAATTACTGGATATCTACAATAGCAGGTTCAGAAGGAATGAAAATTTTTGCTAACTTGCTTGGAGCTTCAAAAGAAGAATTAGAGAAAGCAGAAAATGCCATAAAAAATGCTAAGGGTGCAACAGATAGATTTGCAAATGAAATGAGCGGTGATACAAAAGATAAGATGGCTCAATTTAGAAGTGCAGTAGACGACTTAAAAATATCTATTGGAGAAGGATTAGCTCCAACTGCGACAGACTTTATAAATAAGTTTACAAGTAAAATGGCAGAGTTAAATTCAAAAGGTACTTTTAATACTGAAAATGTAGATGCTTATTTTAATAGAATTTTTACTCTTACAGCAGAAGCTATAAAAGGTTTTGCAGCATTAAAAGTAGCAGCTATGGCAGAGAATATCTTTCCTGGTGCAGGTAAATATATTGCAGGTGGATATTTAGCATATAGGGCTGGTAAAGCAGTTGGTAATTGGGCAGGAGAAAAAATAGGAAGAACTAAAAATAAATGGGAACTAAGAAAAGAATATCAAGATAAAGGTTACACTTGGGATGAGGCTAATGCACAAGCAGAAAAAGATATAGAAACAATGGATTTAAGAAACAGTAAAACAGAAGATGATGAGAAGCTGAATTATATAAAGCAAAGAATGTTTGAAGAAAAACTTAGATATAATAAAAATTCTGGAAAAGGAATAGAACAGCTGATGAAAGAAACGGAAGAAGATTTCAGAGAAAGAAGAAGAATTGCTAAATTAAGTCCAGAAGAATTAGAAAAAGAACAGACAGTACAAAAAAATAAGACTGCTAACTCTTTAAATAAACCTCTTGGGACAATAAATATAAGTCAAAAGACAGACCTAGAAAAAGTCAGTGATAAGTTAGGACTTAAAGCTCCAACAATTCCAAATTATATGCTTAAACCTTCTGTTCCAGAATCTAAAAAAAGCAATTATGATATTAAAGTACCTCCTCAAAACGTAACTTTTTCACCTCAAGTAAATGTGAATATGGGAGGGGTTGTAATAAAAAATGAAGCTGATATAGAAAAGACTGCTGAAATGTCTAAACAAAAAATAATTGCAGAGTTGAAAAACTATGTGCAAGTAACAAAATAAAGGAGATGATGTTATGAGACCAACATTTATACTGGTTAAAGATAGCACTAATACTCCTTTTTTCTTTGTGGTACCACCTTTGGATTTAAGGATAGAGAGTGAGCAGGATTTACAAATTATAAGGATAATTGATTTAGGAGAAAAGACATTAATTGGAAATAGAAAAGCTGAAAAGATTAGTTTTTCAACATTTTTTCCAAGTATGAAATCTCCTTTTTTTAGTTATATCCTTTCTACTACTCCTAGTAACTGTATGGAAACTTTAAAAAAGTTAAAGAATGATAAGGAAAAATTAACTTTAATTATTCCAGAATTTAATATTTTCTTTAAATGCTATATCCAAACTTTATATTTTGCAGTAACTGAAAGAACAGGAGATATAGATGTAGAAATAACTCTTGTAGAGATAGAAAAAAACAAAACTTTAACAGATGTAGCAAGAGGACTATTAGAGAGGTAAATATATGGAAAAAGTAAAAATTTATGTGAATGGAAAAGAATATAAGAATATATTTACTAGGGTTATATGGAGCGGGGCTATTCATGGAACTGCAAGGAAATTAGAAGTTGAGTATTTAGGAGACATTATAACTAATATCGGAGATGAAATCGTATTTTCTTATGATGATGAAAAAGTTTTTTACGGCAAAATTTTCCAGCATTCTAGGAAAGGTGAAACTGAAATAAAAAGTTTTTATGCATATGATAATTCTATTTATCTGAATAAGAATAACTTTGTTAAAAACTTTTTTCAGAAAAAACCGTCAGAAATATTAAAAGAAATCTGTGGAGAGCTTAATTTAAAAGTAGGTAAAATTCCAAAAGATGAAGTTACTTGTACTTATCCTGCCATTGATAGAAGTGGATATGAAATTATATTGAATGCATACACTATCCAGCATAGAAAAAATAAAAAGATTTATTCTATTGTTAGTAATGAACAAGCAATAGATATAGTTGAACAAGGTACTTATACAGATGTTCTTTTAACAAGTGCAGATAACATCTCAACTTCTTCTTATGAAGAAAGCATAGAAAATATGATAAATCAAATTGTTATCTATAAAGTAGAAAAAGAGAAACAGCAAATACTTAATAAAATAGAAAATGCAGAAGATAAGAAGAAATTTGGATTATTCCAACAAGTTATGGAATATGAAAAAGATGTAGATAATATAGCAAATGCTAAGGATATGCTAAAAAGTGTAGAGAAAAGTGCAAGGATATACTGCTTAGGAAACATCTTAATCCAAGCTGGGTATAGCATTGGAATACAAGAACCTCACACTGGACTTATTGGAAGTTTCTTAGTCAAATCAGATACTCATATTTTTGAAGGAGAAACTTATTTCTGTAATATTGAATTAGCTTTTGAAAATGTTATGGATAAAGTTCAATTTGAGAATAAAGAAAAAGCTAAGAAAAGCAAGAAGAAAAGAGCTAAAAAAACAAAGAAGAAAGACAAAATAGATGAATTATTTCCAGAAGGGTGGGATAAAAAGAAATGAGTGAATTAGGAGTTTTAATCGGTGATATGATAGGCCAAGCTACAAAAGGAACATCTATCATAAAGGCTAGTGTAGTTACTCCACCACCAAACTTGACAATTGAATTTGATGGGCAAGTTATACCTAGCAAGCAGATATATTGCAGTAACTACCTATTACCTCACTATCATAGAGACTATAAGATTGATGGAATTATAGACGAAATAGAAATTGATGTATCTGACTATAATTATACTAATACAACATCTGATACAATGGGGCACGGTATACCAAAATTAAAAGGAAGCGGAAAATATAAGGGTAGTGGTATTTATAAATCTCATAAAGACATTTGGTTTGAAGATACTTTAAAAAAAGGTGATGAGGTGCTAGTTGTAGTTTTAGGGGTATATTATGTAGTCGTTACAAAAATAGTTAAAATGCCTAGTGGAGCAATAGAGGGGGTGTAATGTGGAAAAAGATTTCAATATTTTTCTTAAAAAAGCTGAAACAGAAGTTGAAGAAATGCCTATTTTTAAAGAGTATGCTATTGACTTCAAAACAGGAGAGTATATAAAAGATGAAAATAACGATATTAAAGTTTTAGAGAAAAACGAAGCCTTAAAAGTATGGATATTTAAAGCATTGAAAACTGAAAGATTTAGATATGCTGATGTACATAGTGATAATTATGGAAGTGAATTGGAAACTAACATTGGTTCTATCTATCAAAAATCTGTAAAAGATGCATTAATGATTAATCAAATAAGAGATACATTGTTAGTAAATCCATATATTTTAGAATGTTATAATTTTGACATTTCTAATGAAAATGAGTATGTTCCACAGATAACCTTTAATGTTAAAACTGTGTATGGAAAACTAGAAATGGAGGTGTAAAGTGAAAGATAGAATAGAATTAAGAAATAATTTTCTGGATAATCTTAAGAATCCACTTTCAAAAATGGAAGGTACTTTCAATTTTGATATTGCTGCAACTTTTGGAATTACAGCAGAAGAAGTTTATAAAGAATTAAAGTTTTGGGAAAAGCAAACCTTTATTGATACTGCAACAGAAGATGAATATGTTGACAAACATGCGTTAATGTTTGGAGTAAAAAGAAGATTAGGAACTAAGGCAAAAGGGATTTTAAAAGTATCAGGAAAAGCTAACTCTATCATAGAAGAAAATACAATATTTTTAAACAGAGATGGGATAAAATATAAGTCTTTAAGAAAAGAATATTTAAGTCCAACTGGAATTGCAGAAATAGAAATAGAATGTCTTTCCGAAGGAAAAATAGGTAATGCTGCAATAGGAGAAATCACAACTTTTGAAATTCAAAATAGTAATATTTACAGTGCTATAAATGAAAAAGAGATTATAAATGGATATGATAAAGAACCTAATTCTGTATTGGTAGCAAGGGCTAAGGAAAAAGCTACAAGACCCGCTCATAGCGGAAATATTTATGACTACGAGCAGTGGGCTAAACAGGTTGACGGAGTTGGAAAGGTATTAGTAAAGCCTCTTTGGAATGGTAATGGAACTGTAAAGGTATTAGTTGCTAACTATAATAACGATATAGCTGATTCATCGCTAATTCAAAAAGTTAGGGAAAGAATACAGAGAGATGATGGTAGACCAGTTGGAGCCGATGTAACTGTTGATAGTTTTACTGCTAAAAATATAAATATAAATATACAAGTTATATTGAAAGCAGGATATACTTTATCTGATGTAAAAGAAAAAATTGAATCTCTTTTAAAAGCTGTAATAAAGACTGGAAGTGCTACATTTGAAAAAGCTAATAAATCTATATTATCTATTAATCGTTTAGAAAAAGCTATATTAGAAATAAATGGGATTAATGATAACTTTGTAAAAGTAAATAATTCTAATTCTAACCTAGAAATAGCAGAAGATGAAATATTGATAGTTGGGACAGTGGTTATAAATGAGTGATAGATTAATAAAAAAAGTATCTAAAACAGCTAGAAACAGTTTACAAAAAGATTTAATTAGAACATTAGATTTGATGTGTGAGTATGTTAAAAATGATATACAAAAATACAAGGAGCTATTATTTATAGCTTTTTTTAATGAGCAGCAAGTAGCAAATTATGAAAGATTTATGGAATTAGATTATAAAAATGGATGGAGCTTACAAGATAGAAAAGACAGAATTATCTATACTTTACTATCAAAAAATATCTTTACTCCACAAGTTTTAAAGGAACAAGCCAAAATATTTACAAATGGAGAGATTGAAGTTGTTGAAGATTATGGAAACTATTCTTTCATAATTAAATTTACTTCTATTGTAGGAATACCACCAAACTTAGATAATTTTAAGAATTTTATTTATATAAGTAAACCTGCACATTTGAATTTTAGTATTGAATTTAGATATAACACGCACAATCAAGTTGCATATTTATTGCATAATTCTTTAAAAACTAAAACCCATAAACAAGTCTATGACGCAAGACTTTATGAAGATAGTGCAGTAGTAGGTAAATATCATAAACACATAGAAATAAATAATTTTAAAAATGATGAATTAAAAACAAAAACACATCAAGCTATTTACGATGGAAGGAGATAGAAAATGTCAGATTTTACAAAACATTTAAGATTAATAAAACCTTCTGGGAATGAATATTATAATGTAGAACAATTCAATCATAATGCAGAGTTGATAGATAAAGAAACAGAGGATTTAAGTAATAAAGTAGCAAAAATTCAAGAAGGAGCAACAAGAGAAAAAGCTGGTATAGTACAATTTGGCACTGAGGAAGGAAAAGCATTAGAAGGTATGATGTTAGCGAGACTTTCAGGGTGTATTGGCTATGGTGGAGATATACAAGATGATATAATTAAAAATCCTAATTATATCTACTATGATAGAAATACCAGAAAGATGTATAAATGTCTAAAACAGAACCAAGATGTTTCTGCAAATGTTGCTAATTTTATTCCATTGGATAATAACTCACTTCTTGAGAGATTGGAAAATCTAATCAAATATGATTTTGTAGATAAAACTCAAGGGACTAGATATACAAGTTTGCAATTTGAAAAAATAGGCAATGTAGGGCATGTATTTCTAGATATTCCTTCGGGGGTTTCAAATACTCTAATGGAAGGCACTTTATTATTTACATTTCCAAGGGACTATAAACCTAAAACCTTTAATCTAAAACTAATAATTTCTAATCCTGGTGGGAAAACTGCTAGAACTCGCTATGATGCAAACAGTGGAAATGTACTCCTTTTAACAAAATTAGATGTAAACGAGAGTATGTACTTAGATACTTTCTATTTTTTAGAATAACTTAAACTTGTACTATAGCAAAATTTATTCAGATTTTTATGATTAAAAATGTATTTTTGAGAACTTATTATATAAAATTCTTAGATTTTATATTTAAGAAAAAATATAAAAAAGTACTCAAATGCAGAAAATTAAATTTTAAATTCTTTATAAATTTAAAAATCTACACAGAATCTAATAGTCCACTTGAAATGGAATATAACAAAAATAGTATTAAATTTTGAAAGGAGATAGAATGAAAACTATAAATTTTTATAAAAAAGAAAAATTGGTCTTTTCTGTTTATGCAGACAAATTAGAAGATGTTGAAAAGAACCCTATTTCATATTTTCAAGGGTATACGCAAGATATGATAATCACAGATGTTACTTATCAATATCCAATTTATAAAGATGATATATTAAGGGAAATGACAAGAGAAGAGAAATTAAGGGCAAACATTGAAATAACTTTAGAAGATGGAGAAATAATAAAAGATAAGAGGATAATAAAAGTTCCAAAACCACAAGGAAACCCTAAATATTTAAGTTGGGACAGAGAAAAAGGATTGTGGCTATTGGATAATGAGAGAGAGTATCAAGACTATATGAACTTGATAGATGACTTAAAAGCAAAATCACTGAACTATGGTTTTGATTATAAAGTGAATGGAAAAGAGCACAGACAAAGATGTAGAGATAAGGATATAGCCTATATGGTTGCTAACATAGTTGCATTACAAACAGCTAAAACATTAGGAATAGAGAAAAAAATCACTTGGTATTTTGAGGATAATGTTGGAATGACTGCAGGTCTACAAGAATTAGGACAATTAATGCTATATGGAACAACCTTTGTCCAATCTGTCTATGACACAGAAAATTGGTTTAAAACAAAAGTAAATCCAAAAGAAGTTACAAAAGCTGAATTTGAGAGCAAGAGAAAAGAAATACATTCTAAACTTGCTAATGGCTAATTTAAGAATTAAAGGTAGTTTTATATAGCTACCTTTTTTTAATGGCTTTAAATGGCAAATTACAAGGTCGGTTTAATAATTTTTATATAAAAAAATAAAGGAGATGGTAAAAATGAAAGTAGCATTGATTATTGGTCATAATAAAAGAAGTAAAGGAGCATATTCAACCATAGTTGGTAGTGAATATGATTATTGGAAAAGAATAGCAGAAAAAATAAAAACTGAAATTCCATTAATGGTAGATGTATATGAGAGAAAGCCAAATCAATATTACACAAAAGAAATGTTTGAAGTGCTGGAAGAACTTAATAAGAATGATTATAAGTTCTGTATGGAACTTCACTTTAATGCAGCAGCAAGTGAGCAAGCTAATGGTTGTGAATGTTTAGTTTACTGGAAGAATGAAAAAGCAAAAGAACTATCTACTGACTTTATGGCTAGGTTGCAGAATGTTTTTGGTAGTAAGATAAGGACCAAAGAAAATGTTATAAAAGTAACTATGCAAGAAAAAAGAATTGGTGGAAAAACTTGGGAAGAAGAAAAAAAAGAAACTACAAGAGGATTGATATTAATTCAAGATAGTAAAGTTAGAGGGGGCTATGGAATATGTAAATCAAAAGACACTTACATACTGGTTGAGCCTTTCTTTGGTAGCAATCCAGATGAAAGTTTAAAGTTTTCTGTGGAAAAAGATGTTGTAGATTTATTTGTTAATTTTATAAAAGAAAATATTTAATAAACAGTCTGGCCAGACAGTTATTATAAAAAAATATTAAAAATTTTAGGAAGTAAAAAGTATGAATTTTAATAATTTTCAAGATTTATGTAAGGAGAAAGTAGTTGAATATTTTAATGCAAAAGCAGATAAAACAGATGGAGTAAAAATAACAAAAGACGATGTATTTGTTGTATGGTATTGCAAAACTCTACAAAATGCAAAAGCATTGCTATCTACAACAGTATCAGATGGAATATACTATGAATTAACTTACAATGGGGATAAGAAAGAATTATATTTGGATGCATATAAGAAATGGGAAAATAAAAAATTTGATGTTGAATAGGAGGTAAAAGTATGGATTTAGTAAAAAATTATATTGGTACTATTACAAAACAAGGGTGGATTGGTATAGCATTAGCTTTGGGATTTATTATAGTTATGGTAATATCTAAAAAGAAATATGCAGATACAGTGGAAAAGGCAATAAGACTTTCAGAACAATCATTTAATTCGGGAGAGGGTCAAAAAAAGTTAGCAGCAGCAATTGCTTATATTCAAAATGCCATAACTTTAATGCCTTGGTATGTAAGATTAATGATAGTTCCTGTAATAAACAAAAAAAGTATTATAGATGCAATAGAAAGAACATTACAAAGAATATCAAATACATTTGGAAAAGGCTCTAAGGTAGATATAAAAGGAAATGAGGAAGATGGAGAAAACTAAATTAATCCTAGAACCAATTTCAAATGGTAAGGCAATTTTGCTAGAAGAGTATGTTTATGATATAAATGGGTACTTGATAAGAGTACCCAAATCTTTTATAACGGATGGGGCATCAGTGCCTCATTCTTTACAATGGTTATATAATCCTTATGGCAAATATATAAAAGCGGCAGTTATTCACGATTATTTGTATAGTTACTACAATAATACAGGTATTAATAGAACATTAGCAGATAAAATATTTAATTTCATTATGAAAGAAACAGGAGTAGATAATAGGACCAGAAGAAAGTTTTATATGGCAGTTAAATGTTTTGGGGAAACATCCTGGAAAAGTAAATTACAAAATGAGGGATACAAGGATAGAGCTATAATTGATAGAACTAAGGAGGCTAAGGAATATTATAATTACTGGAATAAGGTATTAGGGTTATAGGTGGTATGTATGATTGAAAAAATTTTTGAAATTATAGGTAATATACTAAAAGAGTATGGAATAGCTGGGGGGCTACTACTTTACTTTTTATGGAAAGATAGTAGAACTTTTGAGTTATTTAGAAATACAATGCAAAAAATAGCAGACCAATTAGAGTCTATGCAAAAGGATCAAACAGAATTAAAAAAAGACATGGAGGAGATTAAAAAATTCATAAAGTAATGGGGTGGGATTTTATCCTGCCCCTTCTTTTTTTTAGTGTTAAAATAATTAATCGTAAAAAATAAAGCAGGATTAATTTCCTGCTTTTTACGTTACAATAAAATAACACCTAGCATCAAAAAATTTAAAATAAAATTGTGGTGTCAGTAGTGGTGTTAATAGATTTTAATTTTTGTAATTTTACAGTGGTTTAGCACTCTAAATTTTTAAGTTTTTACATACTAAACATACCATAAAATAATACTTTAAGATAAAATCTATTAAAAAATTTCAGAAAAATAAAAAATAAGTGAAATTACATTCTAAATTTTAGATAAAAAATCAAATAGAATGA